GCCCTGGCGCCCGTTGCAAGAACGCAGGCTCTTTGCCGCCGTCTGCGACAACCTCGGGAAAGAGGTTGACGCAGCGGTCGTTCGCGGCGTTGATGCTGCGCGCGACATAGAAGGCGCCGAGGATCGGCGTTTTCATCAGTAGCCGCCCGTAAAGATGTTGAAGCGAGCGGTGCGGCGAACAACCAAGTTGTAGGGCATTGCCATCAGATCGTCAGGATTGTTGATCCGCTTCAGATCGCGTTTAGACGTCATGGCAATCCGCTGCACCTGTGGCGAAGGCTCTACACCAAACTCAGGCGCCAACTCGCAGGCCAAGCAGTACCGAAACGCTCGCAGATAGCCAGGCGGAAAGTTCAACACCGTGTTGAGCGTAGCCGGTTGAGCGAGCGGTTCTACCGATATGAGATGGAACTCCAAGTTCTTGGTCGGGCGCGGGAACAGGTACATCTCAATGTCAGGGTAGGTCATGTTGGTCCACATGACCTGCGGATATGTACTGCCCGCAGTCTTCAAAGAAATGGCGTTGTACTGGTCCTGATTGATGAAGTTGATGGTGTACGACAGACCGTTGTCAGTGTCTTTGAAGTAGGTGCTGTCGTCCAGCAGAATAGGCCGCGTGCCAACGAAATCACCTGTTGGGCCGAAGGTGCGACTGATGGTCTGCGCGGGCCAAGTGAAGACATCGTCACGGGTAGCGTACACTGCCAGACGCTCGGTACTCCAACTGTCCAGCATCTGGTTCATCGCCAGCAATGCGTCAACTGACGTGTTAGCAGACGGCGTCTCGCCTTCTGCCAGCATACCTAGAAGACGAAGAGCACCATTGATGATGTCACCGGCTGATGTCGACATTAGAACTCTCCCGGCGGCGGCGCGGCCGCAGCTCGTTTACCGGCTCCAATGCCGGCTCGTCGCCCGGAGTATACCGCGCCCACCCGTTCTTCTCATCATACTCGGCTTCAAGCTCAAGCGTGGCGATCTTTTCCCCGTGGTCCGGGTGCTTCAGGTAGATAAGTGCCATGTGTATGCAGCGGGGCCGAAGCCCCGCTGTCCGTTAGTTGCCAGCCATTACGACCCAGTTCGTGCCATCCTCGCAAACCAGCGTTGCGAAAGCACCCGCCGTCGCCGCCAAAATGGCCGTGCCAGCAGTGTTAGAAGTTCGCGGTTTGACGTTAGACGACGCCGAGATCAGGGTAAAAGAAGCCGACAGATTCTTGACAAACAGAACACGGCCAATCTGATCAGTGCCTGACGGCAGCGTCACAGTAACGTTTGCCGCAGAGCCGTTGGCAATGACAAAGTTTTCAGTTTCACCTAACGTGAAGCTAGCAGTCTTAGTCACAGGCGCGTTCAGATCCAGTTGCGTGCCGCTCAGTTTGCCGGTCACCACCACGCTTGCGCCGGTGATGGCTCCGGTAACGGCAACCGAAGCGCTAGTAACAGCGCCGGTAACGGTAACGCTTTCAAACTCGGGATCGCTGTAAGCGACACCGACAGCCTTGGTATTCGGCATGATCGATCCTTTCAATTAAGGGGGCCGAAGCCCCCTCAGTGCTTAGGCAATACGAAAGATCGTGTACGCTGCGACACCCGTTTTGCGGAAACGAAAAATACCGGACGTATTGTTCGTCTTGGTCAGCGCGTCTTGAATGACGTCGTTGCCAACAAGGGTGTTGCCCGTGCCTGCTGAAAACGTCACGTCGTTTCCTGCGTCGTCACCAATGTTGATGAACGCGCAGTCAAACGTCGAGCCGATCTTCAAGCTGGGATACGCCGCGTCCAGCAGCGCGCCAGTCGGGAACACATAAGTGCCCGCACTGGTGCTGCCAGGGTCCATCGTACACACGCCGTTAGCCAGATCGGCTGCGGTGATAGTGACAGACGCACCGGTCAAAGCAACCGGAGTGCCTGTGTTGCCAAAAATAATTTCGTCAAGATTACCGTCGCCGACTTGGTAACCACCAGCGCCATTAGGGAGAGACATGATTCAATCCTTTCAAAATTTGGTGAAAGGGGCCGAAGCCCCTTTGTTTAGCCCCACATCCGCACAGCCATCTGCGGACGGATAACTCCGAAGCCGTACAGCACGTCAATCCGGCAAGGCATACGGTCGTTGTTGATATCGTACTGACGCACGATACGCATCGAGATGCCGTTGTGGACCTGCCTGCTTGCCATGTCAACACCTTGCGGCATGACGAGGTCGGCGGTGGCAAACGTGATGGCGTCCTTGTGGTAGATCAGGTTCTGCGGGTACTGGGTGCTGGCGCTGCCCAAGAAGGTTACTACGGCAGAGGCTTGCGGGAACGAATCCACAGTTGCCAGAGCTTGCGAGGCAGTGAAGATCGCCGGGCTTACGCTGACGGTGTACGCGCCACCGGTCGCCGTTGCGTCAGCGGTCGCCACAAACTGCTGGAGCGAGCCGGTCGACTCACGGGTCTGCGGGTTGACCGCGAACACGCTGGCGATGGTGAACACATCACCCTTCTTGATGATCTGCGAACCCGTACCAGTAATGGCGATAGTGGAGGCGCCTTGCGTCGCCACGGTCGTGGTGACAGTGTGCGCGCCGGTGCGGGTGCCAGTCGTGTGCTGCTTGATCGACTGGCTCATGTTGAGTTCTTCGTACCCAAGAATGCCTTCGCCCATCAGGCCAGACTTGAACTGCTTGCTGATGGTCGACACGGGATTGAAGAGACCCTTCATGCCTTCGACCAACGCGGCGTTGGCGGCCGGGTTGACGGTGGCATAACGGGGCGACATGACCGCTGCCGCTTCGTTCAGCTTCTGTTGCGCCTGCAACAGCACAAGGCTGGTGCCGGGGGTCGTGCCAGGCGTGCCGACCGATTGGAAGATGCTCTGAAAGGAATTCGCCACGTCTGCATCAATGCTGGCGGCCAACTGGCTGATACGAGGCTTAAGAACCCTCTCAGCGAAGTCGTCCAACTGCATGGTCAGTTCAGCAGTGGTGAAGTTGATGCCGATGTGCTTCTGGCTCGACACGGTGAGCGAGGTGTTTTGCTCAACGTCGTCTTGCACTTGCAGCGCAGCACCATCGGTCACCAGCGCGCGATCCGGAAGACGGATACGCAGGGTAGAACCGATTTTGGCGCCGGACTTGGCAAAGCTGTCGTCGTACTGACGGTTAACGGTACGGGTGATCACAAGGTTGTTCTCAAGAATTTCGAGACTCTTCCTCGTGATCATGTCAATCGTAAGAAGTGAATTACTCACAGTAGATCCTTTCGTTACGCATTCATGCGTGATTGCATTTTCCTGATCTGACGCTGCCGTTCAGCTTCAATCCAGTCACCCGTCGACATCTCTCTGATTGACCGAGGATCGGTCGTATCAAATTTCGGTGCTGAAGAGCGGTTTGAAGCAACAGGCGCGATAGGATCAGGCGCTTTGGTTTGTTTACGAACAACGGGAGGGTTGTCAGCCAGTTTGGCTTCCAGTTTCCCGATCTCTTTGGCCTGCAACAGCGGCGGCAGTTGGGCGATACGGTTGGCTTCTTTCGGATTGGACCCGAGGTGATACGCGATGTCGGGGCCAATGTCAGATGCCTGAATCGTCTGCGCCATCAGAGTGGTGATTCGCAGGTTCGGGTTGTAAACGACGGACTCGAAGTCCTCGTACTTGTCCCGAGCTGTTTCCTCACGCTCTGCGTAGCCCTCCAGCAGTTCAGACTGTTGGCGCTCCATGTCCCGTCGCTGGATCATCTCTTGAGCTTTCTTCTCGGCCAGCGCTTGCGCGTAGGCGTCGACGGACTCAAACTGATCAGCAGGCGGAAGCTCTTGGGGCGCTGCCGGTATCTGCGGCTGCTGGCGCGCTTGGCGCTCCCATTTCCGTTGCTCTTTTGCAAGCCTCTTGCGAAGAATGTCGTCCAACTCATCTTGAGTGAACGTCTTGGCCGGCGCTTCTTGTTCGGCAGCCTCTTGCGTAGGTGGCTGCTCTGGCAATTGCTCCGAGGCCGTCTCGGGGGCTGCCGTCGCGGGATCAAACTCCGCTGGTTGAGTATTATCAGTCATTTTTCACTCTATCGAGTGCCTGGTGTGCCGCGCCAGTACGGGGCTATTGTACGTCAAACAGCCAAAGACGCAACCTTATCTTGAAACGCTTTGATTCGCGCGTCAAGTGCTGCACGGTCAGCGGCAAGTTTGGCATCCAATACATTCAGACGCGTCTGCTTGTCGGCAAGTTCTTTTTCCAGAATAGCAGTGTTGGTTTCTCGCCGCGTAATGTCTGCAACTCGAACCGTGTAGCTGTCGTCAAACGCTTTTTCACGGGCGTTAAGCTCTTTAAGCGTGTTGTCCAACTTGGACTGAGCGGCTTTAATTTTCGCCATTGCCGAGTCGTACTCAGTTTTGGCTTTGGCAGTCAGATCCGCATACTGCGCTTTTGCGTCGGCCAAAATGGCAGCCGCCTCAGTACGAAGCTTGTTGGCGTCGTCGACCGCAGTCATGGCACC